CCTAAAATTTATTATCCGGGTATTGGTTAATGACTACTTTTTCGCAAGGTAAATATGCTTTAGCTATTTCAGATAGATCAGGCATGGCTTTTCCATATAACGAAATGGTTAGAGAATGGAACGGTGCATTTGTGCACATATCAGAGTACGAGCCTAAACAACCACAATTAGATCCTAAACCAACAAGTGCAGACCCACAAGCTTTACAAAGAGCAAGAACTGCTAGAACAGAATTTCCAACAGAAGATTTTTTAATAAATAATCCAATTACAACTGCAGCTGCTGATGCAACTGTTTCTATAGCTTTTGAGAATGGTGCCATGCAGGTAAATGATTTTGTTAGATTAAGAGATGTTAAATCTCCAGTAGGTGGTGTTGCAATAACTACTTTACAATTATCTACAACTTTAAATGGTGCAATTACAGCTTCAGCTACTACAATTACTTTAGCTGATGCATCAGCATTTCCAACATCGGGTTTTGTTGTAGTAGAAAAAGTAAATAGCACAACAGGATTTTATGAAAATGAAGTCATTGAGTACACTGGAAAATCTTCAAACGATTTAACTGGATGCACGAGAGGGACAAGTGCTCCTTATAGAGGGATTAGTCCTGTAAATACAACAGCAAGTAAACATGCAACAGGAGCAAAAGTATTTGGTGCATACAAAATAGCTACACTTAATGAAATATCTTCACCAGCAGGATACAATGATAGCACAGGTAGTCCAGCGACTACCACTACACAAACAGGTTTTACATTTGAGCTAGTTAGTAATGCTAGTAGCACAGAAACAGGAGGCGGTTTTCAGTGTACAATTGGACCGATAAATGATAGGGCTTAATTATGTCAGGAGTTAAAAATTATACTTATACTACATTAAAACAAGCTATCTTAGATTATGCTGAAGTAGATGATACTGTTTTTACTACAGCTATTTTAGATGGTTTTATAATGGCTGCTCAACTTAGAATATATCAAGAGCTTCCTATGGATTCTGAAAGATTTGTTCAAGAAGGTACATTAGTTACAAACGATAATACAATTAATGCACCGGCTGGATGTTTATTTGTAAGAGGAATTGAAGTTTTTGAATCTGTTGCTAATACAGAAGGAAACGGTAAATGGTTAGAGAAAAAAGATCAAACATATCTATCAGAGTTTGTTGATAGAAAATTTGGACCATCTGGAGACATACAATCTCCTACAGATACTACTAATTCTGTAACAGGTTTTCCCAAATACTATGCGATGTTTGGTGGTGCTGACAATATTACAGATACTACTTCTGGAGGAATGTATTTAGCTCCTACACCTGATGCTAATTACAAATTTAGAGTTTATTATAACAAGTATCCAAATGGTCTTGGATCTGGAACTGATTTTAATGCTAATACATACTTAAGTACAAACTTCTCACAAGGCCTTTTATATGCATGTTTAGTAGAAGCTTTTGGGTATTTAAAAGGTCCAATGGATATGTTGACATATTATGAAAATAGATATAAAAATGCAATACAACAGTTTGCAGGAATGCAACTAGGAAGACGAAGAAGAGACGATTACACTGATGGTACAGTTAGAATACAAGTTAAATCTCCGTCCCCGTAAATTGAGGTAAAAAATTATGACAATAACATCGGCAATAGCAAACTCATTTAAGGTAGAAATTCTACAAGGTGGACATAACTTTAACGACGCAAGTGGTGCTCCTACAGGTAACACATTTAAAATAGCTTTATATGCTAGTGACTCAGCTTCACTTAGTAAATCAACAACTGCTTACGCAGCGCCTACGGACGCAAACGCAAAACCAACTTCAACACATGAAGTTAGTCAAAAAACTACTGACGGTGGTGCTACTGCAACAGGTTACGATGCAGGTGGAAAAGCTTTAACTGCAAGTGCAGATCCAGTTTTATCTACAGACACAGCGTGCGTAAAATTTAATGATATAAGTTGGACATCAGCTTCTTTTACAGCAAGAGGATGTTTAATTTATAATAATACAAACGTCACTGGTTTTACTAACGACAGAGCAGTCTGTGCAGTTAATTTTGGTGCAGATAAAACTGTAACAAGTGGAACATTCACAGTTCAATTCCCAGCTCAAACTGCAGGTAACGCAATCGTTCAGATAGCATAAGGAGTAAATCCTTATGGCTAACACTTGGAACCAAGCCGGAACCACCTGGGGTCAAAATAGTTACGGTCTTCAAACTGAAATTCTAGTCCCTATAACTGGTTTATCAACTACATCAACAGTCGGAAGTGTTTTAGCTTTTAATGAAAGTGGATGGGGCCAAGATAGTTGGGGTATTGAAACCTGGGGTGAATCCGGTAATGTTGCTGCATTAACAGGTTTATCAGCTACATCTAGTGTAGGTGAATTAAGTGCATTTCCTCTACAAGGTTGGGGTAGAACAACATGGGGTGAAGAGCCTTGGGGTGAAAGTAATAACCCTGTCGTCTCGTTACCTGGTTTTACATTAACAACATCTTTAAACGTACCTACTGAGTTTGTAGAAATAAGACCTGGTTGGGGTACACTTGACTGGGGTGAAAATGGTTGGGGTACTGTTGAGTCAGCAGTATTTAATTTAACAGGATTATCTGCAACATCTTCTGTTGGAGCTTTAACTCCTGACGACATGGCTTTTGGAATAACTGGTTTAAGTTCTTCAACAGCTGTAGGTTCTTTAATTGCTAAATCAGATTTTAGCACAGTCCTTCCCGCATTTAGTTTACAAAGCACTGTAGGACTTTTATCCGCAGATGATCATTCAGTAGGTTTACCTGGTTTTTCCGCTACAAGTGCAGTAGGAAGTATATCGCCTGCAGATGTAATGGGTATAACTGCTCCGTCTGCTGCTCAAACTGCTTTAGGAAGTATTACTATTACATCTAATCCTGTTGTAGATTTAGTAGGTGTTTCTGCTACAAGCTCTATAGGTTCTTTAACAATAGATAATATAACCCTTGCATTGTTAGCAGGTCAATCAGCCACAACAGCTGTAGGATCGTTTACTACTGTACAGGTTACAATTGCTACCTTAAATGGATTAGGTTTAACAGCTGTAACTGCTGTTGGAGAACTTACAACTACGGGATATGCTGACATTGACATTACAGGAAATACTACTTATAATGATGTTGACGTTACGGGAAATACATCGTATACAGACGTAACACACGTAGTTTAGGAGAAAAAAATTATGGCATCAACATATACTGATCTTGGTATAGAACTAATGGCAACCGGTGAAAATGCTGGTACATGGGGAACAAAAACTAATAACAATTTATCTTTATTTGAACAATTAACTGGTGGATTTAATTCACAAGCTGTAACTGATTCAGGAACACCAACAGCTTTAACAATTGTAGATGGAGAGACTACTGGAACAGCTCAACATAGAATGATTGAACTTACAGGAACTATTTCTGGAGCCAGAGTTGTAACAATTCCTTTAGATGTAGAAACCTTTTATTATTTAAGAAATTCAACATCCGGTGCATATACAGTACAATTTAAATATGTGTCAGGTTCAGGAGATTCACATACTTTTTCAGCTACAGATAAAGGTGATGCTATTTTATTTGCAACAGCAAATGATGGAACAAATCCAGATATATATAAAATAGCAACTGGAGATGTAACTCTTACAGGTACACAAACTTTAACAAACAAAACTTTAACTAGTCCTAAAATTGGAACTTCAATTTTAGATACAAGCGGAAACGAATTAGCTTTATTAACAGCTACAGGTTCTGCAGTAAACGAATTTACAATAGCAAATGCAGCTACAGGTGCAGGACCAACTCTTTCATCTACAGGTGGTGACTCAAACATAGATATTAACATTACTCCAAAAGGAACTGGAGATGTAGTTCTTGCAGGTGACACTGTAAAAGTTGGAGACTCTGGAGCGGCAGCGGTCTTAACCTCAAATGGTGCTGGAACACTAACCGTAACAACTGGTGGTGCATCAGACTTAGTTTTAAGCACAAACTCTGGAACAGATTCTGGAACTATCACAATTACAGATGCAGCAGATGGAAACATTAACATTGCACCAAATGGAAATGGTGTTGTTCAAGCTGGTGGTTCAGCGGTAAAAGTAGCAGGAAAAGAAACTATTTGGGTTCCAGCAATTGCAATGTATCCAACAACTACAAATGGTGCAGAAGCTGCACAAACAGAATTAACAGCTGGACAACCTGAACTTAAATCTTTAGATTTTGATAAAGATAGTGATGAGTTTGCTCAATTTGCAATAGCATTTCCTAAATCATGGAATGAAGGCACAGTAACTTTTCAACCTTTTTTTACAGCAAATACAACAAACACGGGTTCAACTAAATTTCTTTTAGCGGGTGTTGCAGTAGCTGATGATGGTCCTATCGATGCAGCGTTTGGAACAGCACAAGGAACAGCAATAGGATTTAGTGGCACAGCTAATGATTTAATGGTTGGAAATGAATCAGCTGCAATTACAATTGCAGGTTCACCTGCGGCAGGTGAACAAGTATTTTTTAATATCTTTAGAGATGTTTCAGCAGATAATTTAACAGCAGATGCAAAACTATTAGGTATAAAATTATTCTTTACTACTGATGCTGCTAACGACGCATAATAGATAGGAGTTAAAAGTGACAGGATTTGGAAGTAACATATTAGGTTTTGGAACTGGTGGTGGAGTAATCATCAGAGATCCTTTTACGGCCTCTCACGTACTATTAGTAGGCGGAGCAGGAGGCGGAGGCGGTGACCGTGGAGGCGGTGGAGGTGCAGGAGGCTATAGACTTCTTACATGTCAACCTTTTCCAGGAGCACCAGTTGTTGTAACAGTTGGAGCAGGATTAGCAGGTTCTTTTGGTGGATCAACTAACCAACCAGCAGGAAACACTTCAGTAGCATTAGAAGCAGGAACTATAACTGCAAATGGTGGCGGTGGAGGAGCTTCAGGTTTCTCTAATCCAGGTGATGGCGGTGGATCAGGTTATGGTGCACCGGGTGGATCTGGCGGTGGAGCAGGTTCTCCTCCTCCAGGAGCAACAGCACCAGGAGGTTCAGGAAACTCTCCTCCAGTAAGTCCTTCACAAGGAAACCCAGGAGGTTCAGCATCAACAAACGGTACTTTTCAAGACTCAGGTGGTGGTGGTGGAGCTAGTGGCAGCGGATCAGGTTCACCAGCTGGTCCAGGAGGCGGTGGATCTACAAGTCACGTGCCTCATTTTGGACCTGCACCACAACCTTTTTACGCAACATCACCAGGGGCATATGCCGGTGGCGGTGGTGGAGGTCAAGATAATAGAGAAGGCCCTCCTCCAGGTTCAGGTGGTTCAGGCGGAGGCGGACCTGGTGGTTCAGGAACAGGAACTGCAGGAGCAGCTGGTACAGCAAATTCCGGTGGCGGAGGAGGAGGATCCTCACGTTGTAACGGAGGCGGTGGAACAGGTGGATCAGGAACTGTTTTAATTAAAGTTCCATCACCACAAGCACCAACAGTTTCAGTAAGTCCTCCAGGATCAGGATCAGTGACAAATTTTCCAGGATATACAGTTGTGGCTTTCACTGCTAGTGGGGAGTTAAAAAGAGTTTAATTATGGCACACTTTGCTAGATTAGATGAAAATAATAAAGTCCTTTACGTAGTGGTTGTGGCTAATGATGTGTCTACTTCAAACGGACCATTAGGTGAAAATGATATGCATCCTGATGGAGAATCATGGTGCACTAAATTTTTTAAAAAATCTAATTGGAAACAAACTTCATACAATAATAATTTTAGAAAACAATATGCAGGTCCTGGTATGACCTATGATGAAAATGCTGATTTATTTATAGCGGTTAAACCTTTTGAATCTTGGATATTAGATAATAATTTTGATTGGCAACCACCAGTCGCTAAACCAGACATCTTAGAACATAATGGTACACCCATGTATCCAGAATGGGACGAAGAAAATTTAAGATGGAAAGGTAATAATGGTGAAGAGGTTGATGGTGTTGTAACTTGGTATGAGTATCTCTGGAATACAGATACTTTTTCGTGGGAAAACAAAACTGTAAAACCTATTTTTAATTCCTAATAATACTTGATTTAAAATACAAACTCTGTATAACTAGTTTAAAAGATATACAGATGTTACTAAATTATTATTATTGGTATTTTACTAGTGCTTTGTCACCTAAAGTGTGTCAAAGAATAATTTCCTTATCTAAACGACATAAAAAATTAAAAGCCATAACAGGCCATTCTACAGAAAAAGTTACTTATCAAAAACTTACTAAACAACAAAAATTAAATTTAAGTAAAACAAGAAACTCTAATATTGTATGGCTAAATGAACCTTGGTTGTTTGAATTATTACAATCATATGTAAGAACCGCTAATCAAAACTCTGGTTGGAATTTTCAATGGGAGAGAACAGAGTCTATACAATTTACTCAATATAAAAAGAATCAATTTTATGATTGGCATCAAGATACTTTTCCACATCCTCATACTGAAGGTCCTTTAAAAGGATTAATTAGAAAACTATCTGTAATTGTTTCTTTAACAGATGAAAATAAATATGTTGGAGGTGATCTTGAATTTAATCTTAGAAATCTAACTAATAAATCAGATAATATAATAACTTGTAAGGAGATAAAACCACAAGGATCTATAGTGGTTTTTCCTTCGCATGTTTGGCATAGAGTAAAACCAGTAACGAAAGGCACTAGACAATCTTTAGTGATGTGGAATGATGGCAAACCGTTTGTCTAAAATACCTTATTTAATTCAACAAGATAATTTTTTTACAGAAAAAGAATGTAAATCGTTAATTAGAAAATATAAAAAACTTTGTACATCAGATAGTTTAAAAACATACTTAAATTATAATTATTATGATATTAAAATGAATGATGATTGGGGTAAAAAACTATTAGAAATAGTAAACAAATACATAAAGAAATATAAGGGTCTTGATATAATTGAACAATGGGCAATTGATAATATTAGATTCAAGCATTTTCCTAAAAATTATTCTTTTGACAAATGGCACTGTGAACAAACAACTAATTATCCATATAGAGTTTTTAGTATTTTAATTTATTTATCTGATCATAATGTTGGAACAGAATTTTATCACGAAGGTAAAACGATAAAATCAAAAGCAGGTAGAGCTATTATATTTCCTGCTTCTTGGACACATATACATAGAGGACAAAAAACAAATAAAGATAGGTACATGTTATCTTGTTATGCATTTTTAAGGAAACCAAATGAGTTTTAAAACTAAAGGATATGGAGTTATAAAAAAAGCTATTTCAAAAGAATTAGCTGATTTTTGTTATAATTATTTTTTAATTAAAAGGTCTGTGGCAGATACATTTTTTACTCACAACTATTTGAAGGGCGATAAAAATTCAGAATGGGGGACTTGGAATGACCCACAAGTTCCGAACGTTTATTCACATTATGCAGACACTTGCATGGAAACTTTATTATTAAAATTAAAAAATAAAATGGAAAAATACACAGGTTTAAAATTAGTTCCTACTTATTCTTATGCAAGACTTTATGAAAAAGGTGCTGTTCTGTTTAGACACAAAGATAGACCTAGTTGTGAAATATCTACCACACTTAATTTAGGAGGTGAATTATGGCCTATCTATATTGATCCTACAGGAGAGGATAATATTTTAGCTCATGAATATACTAATAAAGGAGAAGAGGTTAAATTAAAAAGGGGAGCACATAAGGGTGTAAAAGTAGATTTATCCGTAGGAGACATGTTAGTTTATAGAGGTTGTAATTTAGAACATTGGAGAAAACCTTTTAAAGGTAAAACATGTGGACAAGTATTTTTACACTACAATAATTTTTTAACTCAAGGTAATACTAATTTATTTGATGGTAGAATACATGTGGGTTTGCCTAAAGAATTTCAAAGAAAATGAAAGTAGAAAATTATTTTCAAACTCCAATTTATATTTTTGAAAAACCTGAATGGGTTAAAGAAAGTATTAAAGCTACAAACCCTTATATTAAAGAGGCTATAAAATTAAACAAGCCAAAGTTCTATAATAATAAAGATTTTGGTTTAGTGCATCATTCAAAACCCATAGTAAAAGAACTAAAATTAAAAAAGCTTATAGATTTTATAGGTAACACAGCTATGAATATTTTAGATAATCAAGGATATAATATGTCTTTATATAATTTATTTCTTAATGAAATGTGGGTTCAAGAATTTCCTAAAAATGGTGGAGGCCACCATTCTCCACATAATCATTGGAATGGACATATTTCTGGTTTTTATTTTTTAAAATGTTCTAATGAAACTTCTTATCCTGTATTTTACGATCCAAGATCTAGTAAATCAATGAACATGCTAAAACAGAAAGATGATTCTAAATTAACTTATTCTACGGAACAAGTTCATTTTAAAATAAAACCAGGTACATTATTATTTTTTAATTCATACCTTACACATGAATTTATTGTTGATAAAGGTATAGAACCTTTTAGATTCATACATTTTAATATTCAAGCTACAGATAAAAACCATGCAATTTGATCACTGGTTTCCTACAATCATAGGTATTAAAAATAATCCTAAACATAAGCAAGTAGAAACTAAACTAGTAAAATTTTGTTTAGATAAAAAGAAAAAAATTAAATCAGGTGGATCGCATTGGTTATCTCATGAAACATATAATACTTCTACTACCTATAATTTAACGTATGAGCCTTTGTTTTTAAATTTAAACAAATGGGTGTATGATCAAATAGTTAAGTATTGTCATCATATGGAATATGAAGTTGAACTACTTTGTAGTGGAGTTTGGTTTAACATATACAACAAAGGTGATTATCAAGAATATCACAGACATGCAAAAGATTGTATTTCAGCAATTTATATTTTAAGCGGTCATAAAAAAGCAGCTAAGATTTATTTTAGATCTCCTATTTTAGAAACAGCACAAGAACCTAAAATTAAAATAAATGATAAGAATGCTTATAGGGCTCACTATGAAGCTTTGCCTGGTAACTTATTAATATTTAGATCTAATACAGAACATGCAGTTGAGAAACATTTGATTGCTGACAAAAGAATAACACTAGCTTATAATTTTAGATTAAAATGAAATTCTACCAATTAGATAATTTTTTTACTGAGGAAGAAAACAAAACAATAGACTCAATATTATACGATGCACACTTTCCTGTTTTTTATTATAAAGAACAAGTGATAGGTGATGGTCTTCCTTTCTTTTCTCATGTTTTAATTAACAAAGATACACATGAAATTAATTCAAGTTATACTAATTTCTTTTTAATGATCGCCTATAAATTTGTTGCTAAAGTATCTAAGATAGAACCAAAGAATTTTTTAAGAGGTAACATAAATTTAACATTGCCTTTTAAAGGTAAACCTAAGTTACATGTAGATCACGAAGAACCTCATTACCAAATAATTATGTATTTAAATGATGCTTCAGGAACAACTGATATATACAAAGGTAAAAAATTATTTAAAAAAGTTAATCCTAAAAAAGGAAGAATTATTATGTTTAATAAACAACCTCACTTAGCTAATTCTCCTATTGGAAAAGATGAATTAAGAGCTGTTTGTGTAATGACTTTTAATACTAATGACTAGAGTTATAGATAATTATTTAAATCAAGAAGATTTTTTGAGAATAAAAAACACATTAGGATCTTCGGATTTTCCGTGGTATTATCAAAAAAATATAAATGATAGTCATTCAGAAAAAGATTTAGATTGTTATTTTACTCATTATCTTTTTAATCAAAAAAATGGTCAAAGTTCCTTTTACTATATTATCAAACCTATTTTAAATAAATTAAATGTTAAAGCTCTAATAAGAATTAAATCTAATCTTTATCCAAGAACTGAAAAATTAGAAATACATAAACCACATTCTGATTATACTTATAAACATAAAGGAGCTATATTTTATATAAATACAAACGATGGAAAAACTATATTAAATAAAAACAAAGAAATAGATTCTGTAGAAAATAGATTATTGCTCTTTGAACCACATCTTTCTCACAGCAGCACTTCTACTACAAATGTAAAATCTAGGATAAATATTAATTTTAACTATTTTTAGCCTGTTTGCGTTTTGATATTTATATAGTATAATCAATATAATATTGATATAAAGCTTTTACTATGCTACAAAAATTAGGTTTTGCTCCAGGTTTTAACAAACAGGTCACAGAAACAGGTGCTGAAGGGCAATGGTTTGATGGTGATAATGTTAGATTTAGATATGGTACACCTGAAAAAATAGGTGGTTGGACACAATTAGGACAGGACAAATTAACTGGTGCTGCCAGAGCTCTTCATCATTTTGATGATAATGCAGGTATTAAATACGCAGCTATAGGAACTAACAGAATTTTATATGTATATTCAGGTGGAACTTATTACGATATACACCCAATTAGAACTACTTTAACAGGTGTTAGTTTTACAAGCACATCGTCTTCAACTACAGTTACTGTAACCTGTGGCACTAGCCATGGTTTGAACGACAATGATATTGTTATGTTTGATTCTGTCAGCGGTGTGACAGCAGTAGGTTCTACTTTTACAGATGCAACATTTGAAGACCAAAAATTTATGGTTACTTCAGCACCTACATCAACCACTTTTACAATTACAATGGATACTCAAGAAGCAGGAACTCCTTTGTCAACTAGTGGGTCTGCTTCGGTTTTATGTTATTATACAGTGGGTCCATCTCAACAACTTGGTGGTTTTGGTTGGGGTACGGGTTTATGGTCTGGTGATGCTCCAGGAGCGGTGACGACAACTTTGGCCTCTACTATTAATGACACTGTAACTGATATTCCTTTAACTAGTACAGCAGCGTTTCCATCATTTGGAGAAATTAGAATTGGATCAGAAGATATAAGTTTTGCTGCTAATAATACTACAACAAATATTTTAAGTGGTGGTGCAAGAGAAGTTAACGGTACCACTAAGGCAGGACACAGTGCCGGTGCAACTGTAACTAACATTTCTGATTTTTTTGGTTGGGGTGATGCATCTTCTTCTGACTTTACAATTGATCCTGGTCTATGGGTTCTTGATAACTTTGGTACAAAATTAATTGCACTTATTTATAATGGTCCATGTTTTGAATGGGACGCAGCTGGTGCTGGTTCTACTTCTACAAGAGCAACGTTATTAGCGAATGCTCCTACTGCATCACGTCATGTGTTAGTATCTACACCTGACAGACACTTAGTATTTTTTGGAACAGAAACAACCGTAGGCTCGGCATCGACTCAAGATGATATGTTTATTAGATTCTCAGATCAAGAAAATATTGATGGAACAGATGCGTATACAGTTAAAGCTGAAAACACTTCCGGCACTCAAAGACTTGCAGATGGTTCTAAAATCATGGGTGCTATAAAAGGTAGAGATGCTATCTATGTATGGACCGATACTGCATTGTTTTTAATGAAGTTTGTTGGTGGAGATTTTGTATTTGCTTTTGAACAAGTGGGTACTAACTGTGGATTGTTTGGTAAGAATGCTTGTATTGAGGTTGATGGTACAGCTTATTGGATGTCTGAGAATGGTTTCTTTACATACGATGGTCAGTTAAGATCACTACCTTGTCTTGTTGAAGACCACGTTTACGATGATATAAATGCTACATCTAGAGATCTTATTAATGCAGGATTAAATAATTTGTTTGGTGAGATAAACTGGTTTTATTGTACAGCAGGGTCCAATCAAATTAATAGAGTAGTTACATATAATTATTTAGATTCATCACCTAAACGTCCTATATGGACAACAGGAACTTTACCTAGAGCAGCGTGGCAGGATTCAGCTGTATTTGATAGACCACATGCAACATTTTATAATCCATCTGATAACGCATCAACCGATTGTACTGGAAACACTGATGGTAGCACTATATACTATAATCAGGAAACAGGGACCGATCAAATTAATGCTGGTGGTGTAACAACTGCTGTAATAGGTACTATTACTTCTGGTGATTTTGATATTACCCAACGTAGAAATACTACAGGACAGACTGTAGGAATGCCGGACATTAGAGGAGACGGTGAATATATTATGAGAATCAGTAGATTTATACCAGATTTTATTAGTCAGACAGGAAACACTTCTATTAAATTTAAAACAAGATTATATCCAAACAGTAGTGAAACCACTACTACGTTTACATGTAGCTCTTCTACGACTAAAAAAGATATAAGAGTAAGAGCTAGACAAATAGCATTAGAAGTCGCTAACACAACTACAAATGAAGATTGGAAACTAGGAACATTTAGATTAGATATACATCCAGGAGGGAGAAGATAATGGCTACAGACCAAGAGATAAGAGACGCTGGTTTTAAATATATCCCTGAACAAAAATATTTACAGAGTCCTTTTCAGCTACCTACGGACGATCCGGTGACTGACCAAGGTATTGTTGCAACCAATGCTTTTGCTGGAAGTGGTGGAGACGGTTTTAGTGTTTATAATGCAGACCCAAATACCATAACAAACATGAATCCTAACATGAAAGCTTTGCAAGATGCAAGATACGATAATGAACTATCTTATGTTGGAAAAACTTTACCTGGCGATTTAAGTCCTCTTTACAACACTAGCACTGCAGCAATGAAAAGTATGGAAATAAATCCAGATTACTATGGCATGGATACTATAGGTGATAGATTTGAACTTGATGAAAAAGGTCAACTTGTTATGGACAGTGAGGGTAATTATATAAGAAAAAATCAACCATCAAAAATATCAGAGCTTATTGGTAAAGGAATAGGTTTTATACCTGGTATAGGCACACTTTCAAAATTTGCAGATTTTGCATCAGGTTTATTGCCTGTAAACAGAAGAGCAATAATGGAGAACCAATTAGGTACTCAAGGTGTTATGGTAAATGATATTGGTCAAATTGTGGTAGGACCAGGTGGTAGCTATAATACACCTGAAGGAATTATGGCTGGATACAATGTAAGTAAAATGGACGATGAAACTTTTACTGATAGAATTGGTACAATAGAAAATACATTAAAAGATAAATATAACATGACTGATGCTGAGATAGCAGATGTAAAAGCAGGCAAATACAAAGGTGATGTAGATACTAATTTATTTGAAACAATTAGAAACATAGAAATAGCTAGACAAAATTTTGGTAATGCTACCGGTGCAACGGACACAATTTTTAATATTAAGACAGATACTAAAACTAATAACCAAAATGATGGCAGTGGTAGCACTAATAACAATAAAGATAACGGTGGAAAAACTGGATCTGGTAATTTTTCTAATATAGATAACAGCGGAAAAGATTATGGTCCATATAGTGGTGGAGCTGGTGGTATACATAGTAATTATATGAATGGAGGACTAGCAAGTATTTTATAATGGCAAAAATTGTACAATCATTAACTAGAGCTGAACCAGAATACAATCAAACTAACTTACAATCGTTGATTAGGGATTTGGATGCAGTAATTACAAAATTAAATACTTCTTTTCAACAAGAAGTAAAACAGGAGATAGAAGCTAAAAGTTTCTTTTTAGAATAATGGCAGTAGTAAACCAATATAAATTTGTCGGTAAAGATAATGATACTACAGGTGGTGCATTAACTGTTTTTGCAGCAGGTGATCCTGGTGTAAACGAAACTATAATTATTAAATCTATTTTGGTGACTTCTGCTGGCACGCCAGTAGTGACGGTAACAAACAAAAGTATTACAGCTATCAAATCTAAAGCTTTAACAGCTAATGAAACTACAGAGCTTTTAACCCAACCTTTAATAGTAGAGGGTGGGTCATCTTTTACCATACAATCAAGCACTGCAGATTCATTTGATTTTGCAGTTAGTTATTTAAACATTAAAAAGGAGAAAATAGACTAATGAAAACAATAGTAGTAGATGATCATGAAATACCTGAATTAGATGCAGCCTCTGTAGAGACTACATATAGACATTTAAAGACAGGTGAGGTTTTTAAGGAAAGAAAAGACTGGGAAGCAAGGGGTTTTAAAAACGAAGAGATGGCACAGGACGTAAAAGTTATTATGCCTACACTTGATTTGTTCTCGAAAACCAAGTAAACATAGGAATTAAGGTAAAATTATGGCAATATCTAGAATGCAAGAACCTCAACAAATACAATCAGGAATAGGTTCCTTACAAGAACCTAGACAAGGTTATTTTGTAGGTAAACTTGTAAAGAAAGCTGGTCGTGCCTTAAAGAAAGTTGTTAAAAGTCCTTTAGGTAAAGCTGCACTAATTGGTGGATTAGGTATGTATGCTGGAGGTTTAGGTCCTTTCTCAGGTTTAAAAGGTGCAGGATTTTTAAGGGGCACTGGCGGTAGTTTACTAGGAAAACTTAGAGGTGGTGAAGGATTTTTAGGTGGACTTGGAAACATGTTTAGACATGATCCTAGTTTAGGAATTAAATCTAAGTTTAGTATGGGTAAAATGTTGATGGGTGGCCTAGGTGCTACAGCTCTTGCAGCTCCATTCTTAATGGGTGGCGATGATGAAGAAGAAATTGAAGAAGAAGTTTTTGATCCAAGATATCAAGTTCAAAGAGCTAAAAATTATTACAGCGGTGCAGGTGATGCAGGTGCTGGTTTAGATTTTATGCCACAGAAAAAATATGTTATGCAAAATTTTTACGCAGCTGACGGTGGTAGAGCCGGTTATGCAAATGGCATGATGGTCGAAGAAGATGACGAAGAAGAATACATTAGATCAGGTGCGGGCATGTCTAGAAGACAACCCCAAACATTTTTAAATATGGGTGGTGGCGCAGGTCAAGCTCAAGCAGAACAAATGCTTATGATGGAATATGTAAAATATAAAAACAAAGGTGGCACATTATCTTTTGAACAATTTGTAAAAGCAGTAATGCAAGAAGCTGCACCCGAAGGAGCAGGTATGGAACAACCAGTAGCCATGGCAGCTGATGGTGGATTAATGACTCAAGTGCCGGGTTATACAACTCCAGAAGGTTACAATAAATTTGACTACCCTAGTGGTGGAAAAGAAGTTAGAGTAGGTAAGCAAGAAGGTGGAATCATGGAAACTGAAGTATCAGAAGAAATAATGCCTTTACTTGATATGGATGGCAAAGAAAAAGATTATAGAAATACAGGTGGTTTTGTAGAGCTTGGTAGAAAAGAAAAAGCTGACGATGTGCCTGCTAGATTATCTAAAAATGAGTTTGTATTTACAGCAGATGCTGTTAGAAACGCTGGAGGTGGGGATATTGACAAAGGCGCAGAAGTTATGGAAAATTTAATGAACAACTTAGAACAGGGCGGTGAGATTTCTGAAGAGTCACAAGGTTTAGAAGGAGCACAAGCAATGTATGAACAACAACAAATGTTACAGTCGAGGATAGTATAATGGCAATAGCAGATTTTTTAGAACCAGCAGTAAAAGATTACGCTGGACAGGCGAAAGCCACTTACTCCGCACCAATTAATACAGCTACGTTTACAGGTAGACAATTTGTTGCTGGTGAAGATCCTTTACAAACACAAGCTATTAACATGGCACAACAAGGTGTCGGATCTTATGCACCCTATTTACAAGCAGCTACCGGAGCACAAGCTTTAGGAGCAGGGCAGTTAGGTCAAGCAGCACAGACTGTAGGTGGGTTAGGTTCTTATCAAACTGCAGCAGCAGGTTTAACAGGTCCACAAGCTTACCAACCTTTCATGTCTCCGTATCAATCACAAGTTATTGATGCAACTTTAACAGAGTATGACAAACAAGGTAGAGCTGGAGAACGAGCTATTAAAGATCAAGCAGTAGCTTTAGGTGGTTTTGGTGGTGGTAGAGAAGGTGCAATGTTAGGTCAATATCAATCAGATAGACTTGCTGACAGAGCAGCACTACAAGCTTCAATGTTACAACAAGGATTTGGACAAGCACAACAAGCAGCACAACAGGCATTTCAAAATCAAGGACAATTGTTCGGGCAACAGGGAGCTATATCAGCAGCTCAACAAGGTTTAGCTGGAGCTTATGGTAATCAAATGAATCAAGTATTTGGTTTATCTAATTTTGGTAGAACTGGTATGGGTCAAGATGTTTCTGCACTAGGATCTCTTGGTGCATTAAGACAAGGTTTATCACAAGCACAATTAACAGCTGATCAACAAGCAGCACAGACTGCGGCGTACGAACCTTACGGAAGACTATCGCAATACGGTAATACATTAACTGGTTTAGCTGGTGGTGTATCAGGAGCACAGTATGCAGAGCCTCAAGCTGCTAGTCCATTCCAATCAGCACTTAGCACAGCGTTAGGTATTGGTGGATTGTACGGAAAAATATTTAAATAGGAAAAATTATGAGACCATTAAATAGACCAATGTTTAGATACGGCGGCCCTATTAAAGAGGGTATCATGGATGGTATTCGAGAGCCAAAAAAGAATGGCGGATCTATGATGGCCAATAATGAAGGACCAAGAAGAGCAGCGCTTGTAGGTAACCCAATTTATCCTAAAGGACCTGATGGTAGAACAAATCACGTGCTTCCTTTTATAATAGGACAAGGATTAAGAATGGCAGCTAGACCGTTTGGTAAATTTGTTATGAGACAAATGGCAGGTCCGGTTAAAAAAAGTTTACCTATTAAAAATTTAAATTTAAATTTAAAGGGAACACCAATTAAAGGTGGTTTACAAGCAGAAAGGTTTGATCCAAATTTTATTGGAAAAGCTTTTATAAATGATCCGTTAGCTAAATCAGTAATGACAGGATCTAATTTTGTAGGTAAAGGAATTAAAGCTGGTGGTAAAGGTATCTATAATGTTGGTAAGTATGCAACTACGACTCCTTCAGGGTTAGCTTTTTTAGGAGCACCTGTTGTATATCAAGCTGGTAAATATTTTTTATCTGATGGTACAGAAATTAAAGGTGATGATATAAATAAAATAACGCAAACAGGTAGAACGGGTACTTCTGGAGCACCAGGAGGCGGGGACCCGGGAATGTTCTTAACTCCTCAAGCTAAAGGTGGTGAAGGTGCAACATTATCTAAAGAAGAATTACGTAAGAAAAGAGTTGATAGATATAGAGACATTATGGATATCAAAGGCATGAATAAAAAAGCTGCTTATAATTCTTTAATTGAAGCAAGCAGATTAATTAATGAGTCTGGTGATTTTAAAGGCGATCTTAAGTCTGGTAGTTTAATTAATAAAATAATACAATCAACTAGCAAAGCATTTGATAAACCATCTCAAACTAAAGATGCAATTGATACGCTTATACTTAAAGGTGAAATTGAAAAAGATATTAAAGCATCTGATCCACAAGCTCGGAAAAAAGCTGACTTATTAGACAAACAAATACAAATTGCTGATAAGACATTAGCAGGAGAAAGTTTTGGTGATATTATTTCTGAGAGATATAAAAAAGGTAAAGTACCAAGAGGTAACGAATTAGCTGGCATACTTCGTGCAACAGAAAAAGTTGATGTTACAACAATTGAGTCAACTAACATACCACAAGGTGTAGATGCACAAACATTCTTTGAGTCACAAGTTAACGAAGCTAAAACAGCAGGAACACCAGTAGCTCCAGGTTACTATGTTATAAGTGATAGAGTGCTTATCGTAGATGAACAGGGTAACGTAACTCCATTTTTATAGGAGGGTAGATGGCTACCATTTTTGATACCAGCGCATACGGACCAAAAAATAAAGTAGGCACATTTGAATCTATGTTATCAGGTGTAGCGTCAGGTTTAATTGCTATACCAAAAGGTTTCTTTTCTTTAGGTGCAAGTCTCATGGACCTTGGAGTCAACAGCGGTAAAGCTGCACAAGTAGAGGCATTCTTTGATGACCTTACAGAGTTTGATGAAAAAGCAGAAGCAACAGCTGCTGGTAAAATCACAGAAGCATTAGTCAACATTGGTGTACCTGGTGGTATTGCATTTAAAAGTGCATCAGGTTTATCTAAAGCTGCTATGCTTGCAGCTAAAAATAATAAATACGTTAGATTAGGAAATAAAAATTTACAGAATGCAGCAGACGAAGCATTAGAACTTACAGCTGCAGGTAAAGGCAGACAGTTTGTTGCCGGTGCATTAGGCGGTGGTGTAGCAGAAGGTGTGTTTGTAGGTGATGCAGAAGCTATTGGTACGTTTGGAGATCTTATTGGTGGCCCAACTAAAATAGATAGAAGTGACACAGACCCAGATGCAACAAGAGAAATATTAAACAGAATTAAATTTGGTACAGAGGGTGCATTATTTACAGGTATTCTTGGTGGTACAGGTGCAGTTATTAAAAAAATAACAAACAGGAACAAGGGATTAGACACAGCTAACTCTGAGTTAGATCGATGGATTGATAAAGTTGCATCTAAATTTAGAGCACGTAGTGGTAAGACTCAAGAATTTTTTGATATAGAAAGACAATCTATTGGAGCACAAGCAGCTGATGCAAACGTTGCAAGAAATTTATCAAGAGAATTAGATGTAGATATAGATAAATTATTTCCACCTATGCGTACTGTATTTAACAAACAGTCTGCAAAAGAAAGAACAAAATTTTTAGGTGACGTAAACGATGCGTTGTTATCAGGAGAAGCAAGACTTGGTGATGATGGTATTGCAACTTTTGGAGAAATAGATGCAGCAGCTAAACAAAGAGTTACTGAAGGTATTAGAAAATTTGCACCTAACGCACAAGCTGCAGAAGAATTAGAAAAATCTATTCTTGGTGGTTTGTCTGTTATGAGAAGTAAATGGTCTGAGTTATTTTCTAAACTTGGTGGATCATTAGACGCACAAGACATACAATCTTTTAAATCATTATTTGGTGGTAAGTTTAAAAACTATCTTGGTTCCACATACGACATATTTCAAGACAAAAGTATTCTACCATGGATGAGATACAAACCTTCAGCAGAAGCAATAACTAATGCTAAAGATTTATTTAAAGCAAGTGCAAGAGAAGCGGGTAAAGATATTACAGATCTAGAAGCAGAGCAAATTGTAAACAATGTGTTAAAAACTTCTGGACTACCTAAAGGTATTAGAATGGATAAACCTTCTGATGCATTATTTAACATACCAGATTTTTTTGTAAACAGAACAGCGTTAGATGATGCTGTTAAGCGTGGGGGTATTGCTAGAATATCTATTAGAGATTTAGATTCCGCAGCCGATAGAAAAGTATTTGATGATTTATTTGGTAAACAAAAAAACCCTATGCAAACAATGATAGGTGGTATGGCTAAACTATCTTTAATTACAAGACGTAATTTATTTTACGATGATCTTATAAAAAAGAATGACGAAGTTGTTGCTAATTGGACAGCGGCTGCTGATAAACAATCAGTACCACAACCTATGTTTGCTAGATCAGAACAAGAAGCTAGAGCTTTCTTTGGTGATGACTTTACTAGAATAGAAGTTATTGATCCTGCTCAAACTTTAAACGTAAACATTGCGTCAGGTGCAAGTAACCCTTTTGGTGATATTGCAAAACCTTTCTTTGCAAGACCAGGTGTTGCCGAAGCTATGAAGAACACATCTTTAAATACACAAAGCTCAGGTATATTAGGTAGACTATATGAAAGTCTGGTGTTGTATCCTAAAGCTACATCACAAATTGCTAAAACAATTTTATCACCAGTAACACACTTAAGAAATTTTGTTAGTGCTGGAGCTTTTGCTGCAGCAAATGGTATTGTACCTGCAGCTGACACAGCAGCAATCAAACAAGCTTATCAAGCATTACAAACACCGCTTAAAGGTACGAGACAACAAAATGATTTATACCAAGAACTATTAGAATTAGGTGTTGTAAACTCTAACGTAAGACTTGGAGATCTATCAAGACTGTTACAAGATGTAAACTTTGGTGAGACTATGACATCTGACAAAGGTATGAGATTGTTATTAAAACCGTTATCAAAATTAAAATCTGTATCACAAGATTTGTACACTGCTGAAGATGACTTTTGGAAGATATATTCTTGGGCTGTAGAGAAATCTAGATTAGAAAAAGCATATGAAAAAATTGGTGTAACAAGAGGACAGTTTTTTAAACGTAATGGTGTTGACGTAAGACTCGATGAAAAATTTTTAAAAGAAGAAGCAGCTGATATTGTAAGAAATAATATACCTAACTATGATTATGTATCTGACTTTGTAAAAGGTTTAAGAAAATTACCGATTGGTAACTTCGTATCTTTCCCAGCAGAGATAGCTAGAACAGGCACAAATATTGTAAGACGAGCATTAAGAGAGATAAACGAAACTATAACTTTACCTGATGGTAGAGTAGTTAAACCTATGGAAGGCATTGGTTATACTAGATTATTAGGTTTTACGACTACAGTTGCAGCTGTACCAGTAGCTACAACAGCAGCATTCCAGGCCCTATACGACGTCACAGACGAGGAAAGAGAGGCTATTCGTAGGTTTGCAGCTCAATGGTCAAAAAACTCTACATTGCTACCTATTAAACAAGAAGATGGTAGTTTTAAATACATAGATTTTAGTCATGCTAATGCATACGATACATTACTTAGACCACTACAATCAGTAGTTAACGCTGTTCAAGATGGTAGAACAGATCAAGATGGTATTATGGATGACTTCGCAAAAGGTGTGTTCACAGCCATGTCAGAATTTGGTCAACCATTTATTTCAGAATCTATTTGGACAGAAGCAGTATTAGATATTATTGCAAGAGGTGGTAGAACAAGAGAAGGTTTTCAAATCTACAGTGAAAAAGATACTGATGGTGACAAGATGAGTAAGATAATGTCACATTTAGTAAAAGCACAAATGCCTTTTTCATTAGATCAATTAAAAAGATTAGATCAATCTATAGAGTCTGTTGATGTAATTACTAAAGGTAAGTTTGATGAATATGGTCAAGATTTTGAATTTGGTGATGAGTTTGGTGGATTGTTTGGTTTTAGAGCTGTTAATGTAAATCCTGATAGAGCAATGAATTTTAAAGTTGCAAACTTTCAAAGAGGTGTAAGGGATTCAAGAAGTTTATTTACTAGAGTTGTATTAAAAGGTGGACCTATTGAACCAACTGAAGTTGTAGATGCATACATCAACGCTAACCGTGCATTGTTTGATACTAAAAAAACTTTAAAAGGTGACTTAGATGCTGCAAGACTTTTAAATATTTCTGATACAGGTTTAACAAATGCACTAGATAGAATTTCTGACGTTGAAGTAAGCAACATCGATCAAAATATATTTACACCTTACTCTCTATCGGCAGAAGTTATTTCTGCAATATCAGACAACGCTGCAAAAATTGGAGCAAGAGATCCGTTAGAAGCTGCAGGTGAAACTATAGCTAATTTAGAAGCACAATTTAGTAATGTAAGTTTAACACTACCTGAGTTTCCTGTATTTGAAAACCCATTACGACCTATCATGCAGGACACACCACTAGGT